CGCGGCGCACTTCACCACGCTTCATCAAATAGTCAGCCGCCCACAGCGCGGAGAGCGTTTTGCCTGTGCCGGGCTCGTTGAAACAAAACGCCTTGCGGTGCAGCGTCAAGAATGATGCGGTCTCGATCTGGTGCGCCATCGGCAGGTAGCGCCCGGGCCATTTGTATTTGCGCGTGATCGGCGAGAGTACCTTCTTGACGCCCAGGTTCTTGAGCACCCGCATCTCGTCGAGGCCGAAGAAAACTGCGACGGTGTAGCCGCCATTGCCATGATCCTCAACGATACGACTCTTAGGTATTACGGTGTACTTCGCAGGATTGCGCGTCCTGATAAGTACCGCCTTATCGTCGACAATTTGCATCTCATTTCCCGTTATCGCGTACGTTAGCTTTCGGACTGCGCAGGCGCAGGTTGCCCTTGGTTGTTTTGCCGCCAGCACGCAGCGGCTTGATGTGGTCGATGTGCTTGCCCGTGCGGTCTACACCCGCCTTGTCGTAGGCTTGTCGAGCCTTCTGGCGCTCAAGTTGATCCTTGGTCTCGCCACTGGCCTTCTGCAAGGCGTAGGCATGCTTGTAATCCCTTTTGCCGTTCTTTTGCATACTACATCCTAATGTTTCGGGTTAAATTCGCACCCCGTCACTTGGCACCAGCGGCACAGCGGTGTCTGTGTGGGGTTCCATACGTTGTTTGCAAAGCTGTTCTCAAGGCGGGCAGTGCGTTCGCGGTACTTCCACCACGCCGCGTCGGCCTGTTCGCGCATCATCTGCATCTTCACCATAGATTCCTTCACGATGAATAGCAAGGCGCTGTTGACTTTGCGGATGTGCGGGAAGTGTGCGAACACCATGAGCGACATGAGAACTAACTGATCTCTGTCGGGGTAGCGGTCGTTGCCCGTCTTCCAGTCACCTACCCAGGCCACAAGTCCATCATCATCAACAATCAAGATATCTGCAATCCCTCGCACCCAAACGTCCTTGGCTTTCCAATCACAGGGCTGCAGATTCTTGTTCAGCGCCATCTCATGCTCGGCCAGCTTGCGCCCAGGCTTCTTGAGAGTAGCATCCACCACCGCCTTGAACTGCGCATACTCGGGCGGGATGGGTGTGCCATCCTTGATGTAGTGCTCCAGCGCCTTGTGCACCTCCACACCGTAGCGTGTGGCGTCGGTCTCCTGGAACGGGTACTTGTTCATCACCTTTACTTCGTAGTACCGACGCGCACAGCCTTCGTAGTCCTTCAGCGCACTGTGCGACCAGCGGATGATGCGCTCATCCATTGACTGCCTCCCTCGATGCGAGCCAGCAGTTCCACAACATCTTCACCAGCGTGCTGTCCCAAGCCACGCCGTGCGGAACACCGCTCTCGACACTGCATACCCACTGCTTGAACTCGTCACTCATGTCAGTCCTTTGCGCTGTTGATTGCTTCGTTGAGGAGCTTGGCAAACTGCGTCACAAACTTCTCGTCGTTGTACAACTTGTGCCCCATCTCACGTAGTACAGCATGCGTCATCTCGTGCCAAAACGTCTCGGATACAGACGCCTCGGGGCGGTTCTTTGTGTAGATTACGATGGACTTGAGGTTGTAGTAAATCGCCCCGTACTCGCGGCCCCTGTCCTCATTGATGTAGTGCACCCGGTAGGGGGAAGCGCCCACTTTGAAACTGTTTGGTCTGTATTGCATGTGATCTCCATCAGCCTTTTGCAAGGCCATAACGTCGGTGAACGCCACCGTCAGCGGCCAGGGGGATCCCCGGCATGTACTTCGGCTCAGCCGTCATCTGCTCAAGCACCCACGCCAGAGCGTCCTGAGCCTCGTTTTCAGGTACAACAACAATCTGTTCATCATGTACGGTGCCTGCCACAGGGTAGCGTTTAGCTGTCCTGAGCATGCCGTCCGTCATCACAATACGCGCAGTCGCCTGCGTCACATTGTTTGTAATCTTGCCCGCATAGAGCTTCGTGGCGTCTGAGCCGTATACCCACTGCGGCCTCCCACGATCATCTTTCTGCTGACGAAGGTTAGGATACAACAAGCTCATGCCGTTGGGAAGAACAATCTCTTCTTTGCGAAACACGAGGCACTTGTGCCGGTACTCTTGACCGTCTGCCAGAGAGCGCTGGATAAGGTTGCCGCACATCTCCCAGAACCCCACAACAGGGTGCGCAGTCGAGCGGTAGATGTCAATGATCTTCTTTGCCGCAACGCAGTGAATGAGAAGTTCTTTCGCGGTGCATACATGGGGAATCTCTTGCATGCGCAGGACGTTGTCATCCCACTCTAGGAACCGCTCAACGTAGTCTGCCGAGACCCCGAGCTGCTTGGCGAACTCCTTGTCATATCTAACCGGCGGCGCGCCCAGAAAGCCGACCAACAACTGCGCCGCAAAGCTAGCCCACCCCAGACCGTAACCTGCGCCCAGTAAAGCGCTTTTTGCAGATTGCCGTAAATCGGGATGGCTTTCTTTTGAGAGTCCCGGTATATTAAACATCTGAGCACCGAACTGTGCGTAGGGGTCTCCTTTTGCCCTAAAAATGTCGAGCATCTCGTCATAGTCAGACAGCCATGCTAAAACTCGCGGCTCGATCTGGGACAAGTCACCCACCGCCAACACATACCCCTCGGGGGCCATGATCGCCTTGCGCAGGAAGCTCCCACGCTTGAGGTTCTGCATGTTGATCGCAGACCCCTTGGAGGCCGTCCACCGGCCAGACAGCGCGCCGTAGTACGACAGTGGCACAGGCAGCCGCCCGCGCTTCGATATCTCCAGGAACCGCTGCGCCCGTGTGCGCTCAGTCGTTGACTTCACCTTGAGCCGGGCCTCGCACAGCAGCGCCACGTCTTCGTTCGACCCGTTGAGCAGCGCCTGAAACATGGCGTCGTTCTTTGCGAAGGCGAAGGTCTTGCCCTCCGGGTTCGGTGTCTTGACTGTCGGGCGCTTGTTCTTCATCGGGGGCTCTACCCCGAGGGTGCGCAGCAGCTCCGCGAACTGCGGGTTACTGGCCAGTGCGCCGTCTGTAATATCCAGCCGCTTGAGCAGTGCCTCGCGTTGTTCACGCTCCGCATACAGGGCGTCGGTCAGCATGTCCGAGTCCAGCTCCAGCAGTGGGCGGGTGTACATCTTGAGCGTCATGTCGATAAGACGAAGCTCGCTCTTGGGGTAGCCCTTGCCCAGGCGCTCGAATATCTTCTCACACAGATACACGTCATGCGCGCAGTACTCGGCGAGTTCTTGCTCAATCCGGGGCGACAACTCTGTCAGCCCGTCCGTGCTGTTGATGGCCGTGCCCTTGGCCGGCAGGCCGAACGCTTCCGCGAGCTTGGCCAGACTGTTTCCCACCTCGACACCACGCAGCGCCCTGGCCATCGAGAGCGTGTCGAAAATGAACGCGGGCTGCGCGTTATATACCCAGCTCAGAATCGCCACGTCGAACTGCGCGTTATGGGCCAGCACTGCCGTGCGGTTCCAGTCAATACTGTCTGCCCAGTCCTGGATGTCCTGGCCCTTGATCCACACGGGGCGCTCTTTGTTGCCCAGCTCACGCACACACAGGCCGAAGGCTTTGAACCGGGCGTCTCGGATGTACTCCTCGGTGGTCATCTTGCTGAGCGTGTAGTCTTTGCGGTCGTAGTAAGTTTCAAAATCAACTACTAAAACTCTGTCGAATGGTTGGCTCATGGCTGGCTTAGTTGAACATCTCTTTAGGGGGTGCGTCTTCGAGGATCGCTTCACTCATCGCATCGGCTGCACTCATAACTATCTCCGTCACATCCAGGTCGTTAGCGTTGACCGACATCAGCGCGATTTGCCGATGATCTCTTACGATCAGAACCCCGGATGCGGGGGCGTCTGGGCCGTAGCATTTAGCTAGCATGCGCACCAGCAGCTTGAAGTGCTCTTGTTCTTTGTCGGGTAGTTTCGCGAGGTGCTTGAGAAGCTGCTCGTCACTGTCTTTGGTTTTATGTTCCCTCATCGAGCAGCCCCTTAAGTTCGTCGAGGTTGTTCTCGTTGACGACAATGGCTAAGCCCCCGGCCATTACGATCTCGGCTAGGTTGCGGTCTTGCAGCGCGGTGGTCTTACCCTTGCCTGCCTTGGCTTCGATGCCGATAAACCGCCCTTTATGGCAGACGAGAAAGTCTGGGACTCCGGAGTTGCCGTAGCCGCCGCCCACGGGCATGGCGTAGTACGCCTTGGTGATGTTTAAAATCTCTCGTATCCGCCGTTTCACAGCGCCTTCGGGGGTTGTCATAGCGCGATCTCCAGTGTGTTAATGGGTGAGGGGGAATGTAGATTCCGCGCCCCCTCGTCTCGCGGTAAGTGGAGTCGATGCGCGAACATTCGTTCATCGGGTACGCATCGAGAGCAAAGCCCCTTCACATCTACAAGGATCCCGGCCTGCTATCACCTACACCCGACCTAAGACTTAAATCAAAACCCTAAGTATCCCAGCGCGTTAGTCTCTTCTTGCAGCTTCTGTGCGTAGTGCTTGGCCTTGTTAGCGTCGTCCGAGTCTTTCTTGCCCTGGCGCATACCGTACTTGATCACGTTGCCCTTGAGATAGCCGACCCATTCAGCGTGCGTCAGCACTGCTTTCATCACGGCCCAGGGCTGCACGCCCATGTCTTTGTAGTGTGTGCCGCCGACCTGCACATCATCGGCTGACACGTCTTTAATTTCGGGAAAATCACTGGATACGAAGTCTTTAATGTTGGTCATTTACATTTCTCCTTTTAGCTTCTGTCGTTGTCGATAGCGCCGAGATATCTCGGCACGAGTCATCCGCCTGCGCGGCTCGTCTTTGTCATCACCGAGTTCATACACGGGGGTAGCGTCGCGGCCTTTACTGTCTGGCAGCCAGCTCCCGATATGCACGGCCTTCTCTTCTTTCAGCGCCCTGAGCCAGTCCTGCGCCGTTACTACATGCACGCCGGTTTCTCTGGACAGCCTCTGCGCGGTTAGCGCCCCATCTCTGAGTAGCGCAAAAGTTCTGGCCAATACGGCGTGGCTGACTTTTGTGTACTTAGCACCCATCCGATACTCCTAAACCCATGCTGTCGGGCATCTTCGGCAGCTTGATGGCGTCTTTTTGATTGATGCGTTTTCTTGCGGTTGCAAGCGCGGCGTCCAGCTCGTTTACCGTGATCACGTCCATCTGCTGATCATGGAGTTCCATCAAGTCCTGCAGCGCCTTGATTTCCTCGCCTTTGGGAATGAACCGCTTTTTTTCTACTGCGCGGAATATGATCTGTAAGACTGCAGAGCGCCCCTCGGTTGACACGTCTGTGTAGTCCTGGCCGAAGCCCATCGAGCAAAACACCTCGACCATGTTGCTCATCGCAACGAGCACGTTCATGTCCAGCTTAGTCGCCTTGCCCTGAAGCAGGGCCACCATCGCGGAACTATTTCTGATTTTGAGGGTACGCAGATAGGAGTCGTGCGACTTGACGCTCTCCAGCCCCTCTAACACGTAACCCATCGGGCTGAGTATGTTGGGTCTGGGACGATACTGCTTGCGGGGTTTTGAGTTCGACGGCATTTCTAGCTGCTCTCCTGGGGCAGTAATTGGCACGGTGGCCGGACATTCCACAATACGTACATCGCAAGTCACTCATGTTTATCCCCTATGAAAAACTCAGGGTACTGCTCAAGCACTTTGGCCGGGTTTCGCTGCGCCTCTTTGTGCAGCGCCTGCTTCTTCTTTGAGCACGCTGCGTGGTTCGACGACCTGCCGATGGGCTTTTTGCAGATGACACACTTGGGGTTCTGTGCGTAGTTGAATGCGCGCATGGTGTGCAATCAGAACGAAGTTTGGTACCCAATAAAACGAGGGGTGATAATCCAACCGCCCGCATAGGCGCCAAGGGCTGCGCCTGCGACTGTGACCGCAAAATCCTTGATGCTAGGTGTGTGCTTATCGCGGTTCTGCGCGTCGTACAACTCTTTAGCCAGCCCCACCCCCACACCGGCAGCGATCCCGTAATCCCGGCGCTGAGTTGCAATCGTCACAGCCGCGCCTACGGCAGCTCCGCCCAGAAAGTGCAGCGTCTTATCTTGACCTACCCACTCGTCAGCGTGGGCATAGCTGGTGAGTGCGCCGTGAGCCATGATGGCCAGAATTAAAATTTGTTTTTGCATGTGATGCTCCAATTAAAGGTTTGTTTAAGAAGGGAACTACGGGGTACGTTTTTGCTTGAGTGCTGAGTAACGATCCAACAGCGCCCAGGTTTTGTAAACAACGTGTGTATCTACTTTCGGTGCCATGCCGACCTCAAGGGCTAGCATATGCAGCATGTTCATGACCTCGGTATATGTCGGAAGCGACTCGCTTGTGAGTAATGCGTCAACGTTGTCCACTGGGGTCATGATTTGCTCCTCAAGTTTTAGGCTTCGTCTTCACCGGTTACTAGCGGGATATCGCGCCACTCGCCTTGGCATGCCCACATGACGCTCTCCTCAGGCTCGAACCACTGCTGCAAAATCTTGACGCTGGCGGGTTCGTAGTTGTTTGTTGCTAGGTTAAGCGCTGTGACGTCGCGCAGAACGAAGCGCATGTGCGCTGTGGGGGAGAGATTGAAAATCTTAGGGTCGATCTTGCTCATTTGTTGCGCGCTTCTCTCATCAGTTTTGTAACGAACGACTCATGCACATCGCTTAGCCTGCCGCACGTATCACACCGGAAACCCACCATTAGCGCGGGGTGCGGCTCTGTGTCTTCCCACCACAGCTCGATTACACCTGTATTTGCGCTGAGTTTGTGCGCTATTTCGTGTAACAGCTTTTTGAAGTACGTGATCATTTGCGATCCTTTAAACACTGGTTGAGTTCTCGCTAGCCGAGCCGTCTGGTTCCCAGGGCAGCGGTGCGCCTCCGGCTCTGTACGCCTCATGCCGCCAAAGCTGCGCGCGGAGTTTGTTGTACTCACACGAGGGGCACTTGTCGCCTTCCCGCAGTGCTTTTTCTATCAGCGCGGTGAACTTCTTAATACGTTCTCCGAACCCGTCTTCTAAGTCAACCGCATCCCAGCCCGCTACATTTACGAGTACGACAATTTCTGCATCTGTCATGTTTTCTTCTCCTTAAGGTACATCTGTCGCAGGCAATCACCAACCTGGATTTTCGTCTTGTCTAGCTTGGTACTCCAGCGCAATGCGCAGAGCCTTGGCGCTTTCAACCCACTCATCAGCTTCTGAGACACAGGATCGGAACTCCATCTCTTCTGTCCAGGCTTGAATCGCTTTTTCTAGCGATGCCAGCGCTATTTGCGCGGCTTCTCTGAGAGTGGTCATTTGCTCTTCTCCTGCAGCTTTTCCTCAATGTAGTCCCGAAGCTCTTCAATCTCGTCCAGCAGCCGCTCCATGACCATCTGGTGCGAGACAATGCCTTCATGGCCTGGATTCTCCTCGCAGCGTTCGGCGTAATCTTTTATGTCTTCGTATTTCATTCTGCACTCCATGTGTCTTTAGTTCGGTCTGTGATTCGTCGGGCTCTCACGACCAGCTCAACAAAATGTCTGATTTGCTCAAGAGAGGTAGGCGTGAAAATGCTTTTCTTCTGCGTCGGCCCCACCAATTCCATGCATATGCCGTTCCATCCCGCGTTCCTTGTCAGATTGATAAGCTCTTCGTCAGTCACTCTTCACTCCCGACGTTGTGTGCGTGAAATAAAACTTGGCAAAGCTCAAGATAGAATCTGTAGTAACGAGCGGCACGCTCCAGGTCTT